TACCTGCCGTTTAGTAAAGAGGGATCTGAGCTTCTCTTCCAACTTATCTCTGAATTCTACGAGCAAAAAAGTTTAATAATCACGTCAAATTTAGAGTTCAGTCAATGGAACAGGATATTCACAGACTCTAGGTTGACCGCAGCATTGGTAGACCGGTTGATTCATCATGCACATATCATCTCGTATCAAGGAGAGAGTTATCGCTTAACGAATGCATTATCTAAAAGAAAATAAAGAAAAGTAATTCGGGTGACAAACCTCTGTACTTTTCTTTGCATTTTTCTGCACTTTTCTATTGCAAAATACATGCTTATGTCATAAACCTGCCACTTTAGTTGAAGTATAACTCTTCATAATCTCAATTTCATTCTAACTGATTTTCTCCAATCTGGCCCGATTGATGAAGATGATATATTTGAAAGGTTCGGTGCTTCTCTTCCCCAAGACGTGTTAATAACACTTATCGTTATAGAAGGTATATACAGTAAAATGTAAGAGAAACTTATTATATAAAACTTAAAAATGTTCAAAATAAAGTAAAGTACTAAAAAGATTTGCGAATAAAAACAAAAAAGCCCCAATCCCTTATTTAAAAGGAACTGAAGCTTCACTCTGATGATCCGAGAGGGATTCGAACCCCCGACCCCTACCCTGTCAAGGTAGTGTTCTCCCACTGAACTATCGGATCAATATATTATTTTATGTAAATATGCTGATATAAAAGGATTTAACAGTGATTTGAATACTTGTCTCTCATTCCAATTTTATTAAATTATAGTACACAGGAGCGATACCTTGCAATAACTTTATTCAGTATCCTGTAATTTATTCTTCATCAGTCATGGTTACTAATTCTTCATCGCTGGTGTAGTTATGTATTTTCGGCTTCACAATAGTGCCATCATGAAGTGTCAATGTGAGTTCAGGAATTGCTATAGCATATTCATGTAATTTACGTAACCCTTCAGCAATTGCAGATTGATTATTTTCACAGTTTGCTTCTATAGAAATATCGAAAGTAATTGATGTTCCAATATAGAATTTCTTCGTACCGTTTGTATTTGCTTCAATATTAATCATTTTAACCTCTCCCTTTTCCCCATTTTTGGGATTTATTTTTATTCAACTTCTACAAATTTATATCCCAATATAATCATCATTTGATTTATGTGAAACCTTACAAATTTACCTAGTGTGTCATCTGAAATTTCCTCATTATAATGCTTTTCTAAGTCTGCAATTTCTTGTTGTGTAAAAGTACACGCTTCTCCGTCATATTCAATCAACTTAAATTTATATTGAGACATGATCTCATTCCTTCCTTATTAGAATAGGACTGCAATAGTTAAAGCCTGAAATACTACAAAAGCCAATACTATATAAGCAAAATCCAATTTACTTATCATGTTTCCACTCCTTTACTTTTCCGTCTTCATTAATTAACCCAAATCCTTCCTCAGTTAAATGTTCTAGCTTTGTGATAAGAGTAAATAAGCTAATGCCATGTAACGCTTCTCTTACCTCATATAAAGCTTTCATTGGATCAGAAACCTTAGTATCAATATCGATATTTCCGATGCTTAATGTTTCGTAAGCTGCAAATTCTTCATTAAATTGGACTTTTGCATAAAAAATTGATGTTCCTAATCCATTTGATTCAGTGAAGATTGCATAATCCTTATTGAGTAGAAGCCCATCTAACAAATAAAATGAATCGTCAACTTCAGCAATAATTTTAACTTGATCCATGTAACCACCCTTTCACATCACAGTGCGTAAAATGTTTATTTCCAATACATTTTGCACACCTTAGTGTTAACTCTTAATTACATAATATACACTATAGTGTTCATTGTCAACAATTAATTGTAAAAATGTTCACTACAGTATATAATTAGTATAGAGATGTTGAGAGGACGGTTGATCATCATGATAAAAGTACATTTATCTAAAATCATGGGTGAGAAAAAACTAAAGATTAGTGACGTTGCTGAATTAACAGGTTTACACAGAAACGGAATTACTCGCTTATATAAAGAGGAAACGGACGGAATAAAATTTGAAACACTTGAAAAGTTGTGCACTTCTCTTGATTGTGAGATAGGAGAACTTCTAGAGATAATTAAAGATAGTAAATAAATTTAATACGAATACGAAGAAAGACCTCACCAATGACTATTTATCAGTGAGGTCTTTCTTTTTTTGTTGTTCTTCTAGGATGTTATTGACATCTATAATAAGTTTTTCTTTTGCTGCTTTGAATTCTTTATCCTCTGGACGCATTGAAAATGTATCCTTTAAAAATCTATAAACTAAATCCCCTAATTCCTGAGTTGGTTTTAGTCTTGTTTGATGAAAGAAATCTAAAAGTCTAGGTTCAAAGTAGCCTTTATAGAACACTTCGTTAATATAATCCGAATATTTCTTATAGGTACTTTGATACGATTCCTCTTTATCTGCCGGAAAAAGACAGGTTATTTTAAAACCATCCTCATCAATAGTTTCTTTTGCCCAAGCTTTTTTATTTTCATCATAATATATCTTTTCATTATCAATCGTTTTCTCATCTTTACTCACAACATCACCTCAAAATGATTATCACCATTTAAGGATCAAATAATACAAAATGGTAAATTAATATTTTCATAAGTAAATTTATCTATTATATAGAGGATAAAAACTCACTGACTGAAGTGAATTTTATAACTATTTGCTTTTCCAAAATTTATCTGTTATGATAAAGAAGAATTATTTTTGTTCGGTCTGTAAGGAAAGAATAAGTGGTTTAAACTTTTCGCCTTTGATATCTAATTGAGCAACTATAGTAATAAATTGTGGAATATCCACGCAGGAGGCAACAATTATGGAACAAGGTACAGTAAAATGGTTTAACGCAGAAAAAGGTTTCGGATTCATCGAAGTTGAAGGTGGAGATGACGTATTCGTACATTTCTCAGCTATCCAAGGCGAAGGATTTAAATCATTAGATGAAGGTCAAAAAGTAACTTTTGACACTGAGCAAGGCCAACGTGGTCTTCAAGCAACTAACGTAAACAAAGCATAATTAATGAGGACTCTTTTCTAGAGTCCTTTTTTATTTGGATAAAAAGGTATAAAACAGCATAAAAATCCCCACTCAATAATGAATGGGGAGAGGTTAAATATGCAAAAAGTACTAAATGGTTAGCTAAAGCATAACACACTATTTGCTGAATACCTAATAAAAATTAAGAATAGTTAAGAATTATCTTTAAACTGGATCACTGGTTTTAATATTTCACCTTGATATTTGAAGATGTTTGAATATCTTTGTTGATATTTGGTGGTATTGGTTGATATGTTTGTTGAGTGTACTGTGATTGTTGAGTACGTCTTTTAGGTGGTTTATTTTGAGTGGTAGTACGAGTAGTAGGTTGTTCAATAGTTTTCACCGTTTTTGGGGTAAAGTCCTCTTTAACTGGTTGCGGTTCTAATGTATTTAAAAATTGACTGAATGACACTGCTTGAAATAATTCGAATGAATATAGATCATCTAGAGCGAACCGTTGCTCAGATAAAATTAACACTATTGGAAACTGCTTATTATTCTTAGGCTGCCAAGGTTCTTTTTCAATGATTTTACTATCATATAGCTTCTCATATCGCTTTAACTTTTCATCCATCGTCTTTTGGCCGTAGATTGTCTTCTGTACCTCGATAAAGAATGGTGACTTATTGTATATACAGAAAATGTCAGGCTCCACTTCCCCTTTACTTCCATACTTAGGTTCAACTTGGAAAACATCAAATTTACCGAACAATGACATTTCTCTGTATACCTGGACAATAGCTAGAAAGTGCCCTATCTTGGCTGAATCTGATTTAATATTAACTTCTGATCCAAAGTATACATAAGGCTGGAATGCTGTAGAACGTTTAATATGACCATCTCTATATAAACGCTTAAGGACGTTGTTTGCTGAGTTTTTAGGCTTCTTTAATCCTTTGAAATGAATGTCTGCAATGTCATCCAAACTCATACATCTAAATCTATTTAAATCGCTACAAATCGCTTTATCACGCTTAGATAACCCCACTATTCCAACCTCCCGAATATGTCACTCTTAGTTAGTTTAGGTTGTTCTTCTTTTGGTTCAGTTTCCTCAGGCACTTCCTCAACTTTAGATACCATAAAAGGATTTAACAAACTTTTAGCATCTTCAATTTTCAAGTAAGGTGCTTGAAGCTCATACAATTTGTCACTATTCATTATGAAACGCCCACTAACATCTATTTCATGTGCTTTAGGTGTATTAACAATCCTTGATTCCGTTATATCGCGCAGCTTAAATCCCATTGAAACTGTTAAATTAGCTCTTATTGTTGTATCTAGTACTTTTGCATTCGGACGTTGCATACTTAACAAAACGAACACACAAAGTGTGCGACCAATCGCTACAATTTCGGTTAATATATCCATTATTTCTTCATCTTTACGTAACATCACAAACTCATCTATACAGACAACAATATAAGGACACTTATGTTCTTCTGGTAAATCATCAACATGACTTACTTCAAATACTTCAGTTAGATTACTACGTTCATCTAATTCCTTTTTTATATGCTTCAACATTTTACGTATATCCTTTGAAGTAGATAAAACACATTGTACATGTTCAACTTTTCTAAAAATATGGAATTCTGATTTTTTACAATCTCCTAAGTACAAATGTAGTTCGTCTGGTCGTTTAGAAAGTATCAGTGTTGTAAGAATAGAACGTAATTGAGTTGATTTCCCCGATCCGGTTTCTCCAGCGATCAAAATGTGCGGTTGTTTTAATAGATCAAATAATACATACTGACCATTTCTATCCTTGCCACTTACGATACCTAGTTTGAATGGTTCTAACAAAGGTTGTATTTCATTAAATTTGTATATCAATTCTTTAGGCATGGATGTTTTATAAACTTTCAAAGTGAAAAGACTACTATCTCCTGTAATTTCAATATTTGCACCAAATAGTTGAGTGAATACATAGTCCTTTTTCTCAATGTCTTTAGGATTCATACCTGGTGGAATTTTGAAAACATACATTAAATAATCTTCATTTTCTCTTATATCAAGTATTGCAGGAAAGCGTTTATGGGTTGTATTTCTACTCTGAACCTCATGTGAAATATCTCCAACTTTAAATGCATTACTTAACTTAGCTCGTTGTGTGAATCGTTTAAACAAATTTCTTCACCATCTCCCATATAAACCACACAGATGAAGCAATTCCAGTAAAAGTTAAAATATACGTCACTATTCCTCTTAACGTATCCGATTCTACAAACAACCCCTTTGATATGAGCTTATCTTCAAAAAGTCCTATAACAACTATCGACCCACCTATGACTCCTACACAGATTACTTCCATCATGTCGTTCACTCCTTTTTTATTTTGTTTCCCCCTCGGACTCCCCCTTCTATCACTCACTCCTTCCACTCGTTCCTTTTAACAAGTTTTATTTTTCTTATTTTCTATAGAATTCTACTTGTACATTGATTACTAGATTAACTTACAACAAACTGTTATTTAATGTTTCTATCACTTACAAATTGATGTTGCTATAAGGAAAGAGTAAGGAAAACATAACGAAAGTAAAACTTACATTTTACTTTTTCAACACTTACGACTTTGTGTTAATAGCCTATGACAGGGATAAGTTCTACTTGCATGTCTATCACAAAAAATTGTGAAAGGACTATCCAATAAATTTGTAGAATATATATCTAGAGGTGTTGGAATTGTTTAGGAGTAGGATCGGTAAATTATTGAGAACATCTAAATACAAAAGAGATTTTATACAAAAAGAATTAGGAGTTAGTGCAAATACCTTATCGAATTGGTGCAATTCAAAAACCTACCCATCTATAGATAAAGCTTTTAAACTTGCAGAATTGTTGGAATGTAGTGTATATGATCTTTATGAATTAGAAAATAAAAAGTAGGAGATGGATAAATGCAGTTTTATCTAGTTGCAATACCAGTAGCTTTATTGTGGTTTCATTCAATGTATGTACTTTTAGAAAAACATAATGGAGAAGAATATTGGTGGCTTAGAACTTATTTATTTTTAGGAATGATTTACTTTATAGCTATACCTACATTAGCAGTTAAAGATATAACTGAATTTTTTGGTTTAAGTAATGGGATTTCAGCAACTCTTATGGGAATAACAGGTATTGTGCTAATACTTGTATTAATTAATAAGACACCTAAAAAACAAAAGGGCGAGTTTGTAGATGAAAGTAACGATTATTAAAGGTAAGCATACAGAAGAAAACATTCAAAAAGTTTATAAGTATCTTGTTGAATTGTATAAGAAAGAAGTATTAAATAAAAAATAACTCTAGCCGTGGAATAGCTAGGGTTTTGTTATGAATATACTCTTGAAAATAAGAACAAATGTTCCTATAATATATTTTAGGAGCGTGATTCTAATGTATAGTGATTTAGAAAGAAAAATTTTTCGTATTTATTTTAATACTTCTATTCATGGTAAAAGTCCTACACTTAAGGAATTGATGAGATGGACTGGTAAAACAGAAGCTGAAGTGAGATCTGTTGTTATTTTACTAATTAAAAAGAATCTTATATTGAGGGACAAAGAAAATAACTTGATTGCAAATAGGATTAAAGTAAAATGAACTAGTGATAGACAAATAAAGGGAGAAAATTTACATGGAATATATCGAAAATAAGATTTTTTATCATATTCAAACTAATGCAACATGGAGAGATATGCCAAAATTAAAAGAAGGGGATATTTTCGAAACAGGTGTTGAATTTAACCCTTTTTATCAAATTTTATATTCAAGTGACTTTTTTCAGAATGCCATTAAATTAAGTAAAGAATACAAACATTTAATAGAAACAAATCAAGCCTTTAATACTAATAAGGATACATTGGGATATGTTTTCACTGGAACAGAGCATCTCTTAAAAAGTATGCGTGAAGAAATCTTTGAAAGAATAAGATCCGATAAGTTTTCAGAGCTTCCATCTAGGCAAAAATGTCTATGGGTAATTCCAGAAGGTAATGTAGAAAATCTGGATTATTGGAGAAAAGTATTTAGCAAAGATGGCGGTGATTTATTAAAGCTTAGTTTGACTGGTAAAATTCATACTACTAATGAAGAGTTTGTTAGTCTTAATTTGTTCAATGGATCTGTTAAAAACATTGAGGAAAGTGCTTATAAGTATTGGAATGGAGAAAAAGGCAAAAGTCAAGAAGAAACTCTCTTTGAAGGAAAAGCAATAGTTGTGAATGTTTTAGAATTATAAAGAAGGAATGAAACTAAATGAGAACTTATGATGACTTAGTCAAAGAATTAAAGGAAGATAACATCTCACCAGATGAGGCGAACAAAATGATTAGAGGATATCAAATACTATTAACTGTAATCACTAACTTAGAAAAACTAAGCGAAGATAAATAAAAACCCTCTCCATAACGGAAAGGGTTTAATGGGTTAGGAACCCATGCTCAACTTTAGTATTTTACATAAATTTTTTATTTTATACAATTAGAAAACAATTTTTCATGGTTTTATACTACTTTTCTTCTTTTAATAGCTTGTAATCGTAACCGCCACGCTTATCTTCTAGCACATCAAGCATACGATCAAATAAAACTAAAATATCAGCCTTAATCATTGTCTTGTCTAAATTTGCTGCATCCGTAATTCCCAATTCCTTTGCTACACGATCAACTGCTTTTTGTTGTACTTTACTCAATTTAAATTCCTCCTTTTTTGACACTTCAACTTTTTTTCCAAGAATATCAGAACCATAACCTTTATAATTGAATTGTAAGTGAGGCTTATCAACGAAACTTTTCCAATCTCCTCCCCATTCAAATCCTAAAGATTTAGCATAAGAAATAGCTTTCTTAACATTTGAAGCTTCATAACCACTCCATAAAGTTTGTCCTTTATCATTAACTGGAACAAAATCTAATGCCTGACCAACAATATGATATGACTTCATAGTCTGTGAAGCACCTTTACTAACATTTTCTTTCTGTTGTGCTTTAGTTCTAATTGTTTCGTAAATTAGAATATTAATATTATTTTTCACACAGTATTCATACCACTTTAGAGCAACAAGTTGTGTATTATATGCAAGCTTTGAAATGTTTTCTCGGTTTCTTGAATCGTAATACATTACTTACCATCTCCTTTGTCCTTATTTTGAATAACATGTAATTTATCCGTCACAATAGATGGGATTTTAATTCCTAACTCAGCACAGTTTTCAGTGATAGATAAAATCTCATTTCCGATATAAAAAAGAACCGTACCAAAGGCAACAGTTCCGTTTAATCCTAGAATTGTATCTATTATGTTAGCTGCAATAATGATTCCAAATACACCAATTTTACGTACATAACCAAACCAAGCAGTACGACTTCTCAGTTTTTTCTTTTTCCAAGCCTTAATAACTCCGAAGAGTATATCTACAAACATTAATATAACTAAGAAGTCTAAGAATTTAACATCTCCGAATAAATAACCTTGAACAATTTGTATATGTTCCATTTTCTCGACCTCCTTCACAAAAATAAAAAAAAAGAACCTCAAAGGGTTCCTATGTACCTAATTTATGTGCTAATTTTTCTTATATCTAAGCTTAATTATGATTATTAATCACAATAAACCTTTACTACTGCCTTTTTAACATATTTAGGTTCTTCAATACTTAATGTAGGCATATGTCCGTCTTCAGGTGTAAAGATAGCAAAACACCCTTGTTCTACTAATAAAAGGTCACCACTACCATCATGAAACATTAAATCATTTTCTTTATGTTGTTCAACTACTTCTAATCCCTCTACGTTTGCATAGCCCATACGCTCTCCCCCACGAATCATATATTGAATATCCGTGTATTTATAATGAGATTCCCAACGTCCGTGTTCAGCATCAACAGTCTCGTACTCTTGGATCATAACAAAAATGTTATCTTCCTCAATTTCGTATTTACCAGGCTCTAATGAATTCAGATCATTATTAATTAGAAATTGAAGTCCCTTTTTAATACGAGGATGAAGTCCATAATATACTTCTGCATTTGAAAGTTTATCGATAATCAAAGTAATCCCCCATTAATTCATAATAAAATCAATTATTAATTATAAGGGATGTTAACAAAGGAAACCAATATAATGATAAAGTTGTTACTTCAAAGTTTACTCCTAATACAACAATAAATACCCTAACCACTTAGTATATTCCGACCAAACTACGTATCTACTTTTTTCATTATCCCACCAGTACCTTGAATTAAAAAAATCATTTTTAGATGCTACATAAGTTAGATCAGTTTCTAAATCTTTATATACTTTATTAAATATATACTTACTTCTACTTGTATGAAACTCACTGGTTACAATTATTGCAGAATCAAATTTATGATCAAGCATAATGTTTTTTGTTAGAGTAGCATTAGTGTAGGTACTATCTGCATCTTGTTCGTAAATTATCTTATCCATTGGTATTCCACTTTTAAGTAATTTCTCTTCATTAAAATAATCAGAATTAGTTAGAATTAAGTACTCCCCAAACCCTCTATTAAACAAATCAATTCCCTTTTCTAACCTACCCTCATAACCACTTAATACAATAATGACATCAGATTTTTTAGGATCTTCATTTACTACTAAAAAATTAGCTGCATATAAAAGTAAGCTTAGCAACATAATTGGGAAGAAAATTAAAACAACAATTCTATTTCTTTTCTTTTTACGATTTACCTTGTATTTTTTTAATCTAGGTGTACTTATTTCATTATAATCAAGTTCCATTTTTCATCTCTCATTTAATTAAAATTTTATCTTTAATTAAATAATACACCCTTCAAAATAAAAATCCACTATTTGGTATTGTTATTTTCCAGATTATCTAAAGTCATACTTTTTCTCTCAATACGAAGTATGATTATACAAATTCTAAAACAACTTTAAAAGAAGTAAAAAAGAGAGCTTTTTAGCCCTCCCTGTTTACTCTTGCATATTTATCTTCTTTATGTGGTAAAAGTACACCTAACAATAAACCAACGATAAACATTAATGCAATTACTCCCCATAGCCATAAAGGTTTTTCTGGAATAATTGTAAATAATGTTGCTCCGATAATGATCAAATAAACTGCAATCCAGTGATACCAAGCCATTACATCACTCCATTTTTTTAAGGATATTAACAGCCTCATTAGCTGCTTTATTTCTCTCCCTGATTAATTTATCCAACTGTTCTTTCTTTTCTTGTGAAGAAAGGGTTGGTGAGTTTTGTACTGTACGTATTTCTTTATTAAGATCACTAATTCCTTTATTTAAATCATTGGATTTCTTATATTGTACTTCATTTGCGAATTCTTTGTCATTCTGTTTTGCAGATCCTCTAGCCTTAGATAACTTGTCTCTCAAATCATAGAATTTATCTAATGATTTACTTGAGCCAGATTGATTAACTAAGAAAGCCTTTGCTAATGGTTGCTGATCAATACTCTTTGCAGGTTTTTCTGGCTGTTCCTTATCTGATACTCCATTAATAAACATATCAATTATACTGGTTCCATATGTCCCTAGTCCACCTGTAAAACCTTGAATTGTATTGTCTACTATTCTAGGTGATCCGAAGTTTTTGAAACTACCTTCTCCACCTGTTAATTGATTAATACCTTTACCAAGCAGTTTAGCTGTTTCTGATGTATTAATATCATGTTGATCAGGAAACTCCATGTTTTGCTCCCTTTGAGGAATGATAGACCCTTGTCTAAAGAATGAATAATTGGCCATTCCTTCTACCATTGGAGCTAAACCAGTGAGCATTGTTGGTACTGCCATAGCTGAGAAACCATCTTTGATAAATCCATCAAATGTTTCTTTATCATTTTTCGCTACAAATTCAAATGCTCTTTCTAATGAATTTGAAAATGGATATGCTAGATCGAAGGGTTTCGGAATTCTTGCAATTTGATTTGTTCCTGGAATAGGTACTAAATAGAAAGTATCCTTTAGCCAAGTTGGAGCATCGTCCAAAACTTCTTTTTGACGTTCATTAGCAAACATTTCTTGAGCAACTATTGCACCAATAGTAGGTATTGTTACCATTGCCATTGCCTTTCCAGAAACTTTACCTGGATTCTGACTAAACGCTCTCCAAAGCTTACTCTTACCTTGTATATTGGCATTTAAGAAGGCTACAACTTTATTCGCCTCACGAATACTAACCCCTGCTCTTCCAAAATCCATGATATCTCTTGCTCTATATGCAGCCTCTTGAGGAGAAGCACCTTTACGCATCGCAGCTCTAAATTCTCCAACTTTAGTTCCTGTTTCACTAATGTCGGCAAGAGTTCTCAAAGTATCCATTGGATTTGCAAACTTTTTCATTAACGCTTTATAAGATTTTGAATCTAATACATCAATATATTGAGTATTCGCTTCCGTTAATGCCTTCTTTAATGTTTGCTGATGTGCATCTCTATCCATAGACATAATGTTGCCATATCCACCATTTTCTTTAATAAATTGCTCATAAAGATCTCCACTTGTTTTGAACTCTTTATCACCTATTTTTATTGTTCTACCCTTCCAAATTGACTGCCATAAACCAACTGGAAAATCGATAAATGGATTGAAACCTGATTCAGATACAATTGTTGCAGCAGGAACATCACGTAAAAAGTTACGCATACTAAACTCGGGTGTTAAGGTAGCTCCAGCACGTAAAGTTGAAGCAGGTTTAGCAAGTATTTTAATTAAGGTGTTCGAGGATTCCTTGTCTAAATTCTTCATTGCTTTATATACATCTGGTGGTACTTCATAATTAACCTTTTTACCATTATCCATCGCACTAATTACGTTAATTCTTCCTGTGTCTTCACCTTCGTCTAATTTTCTGATAAAGTGACCATCAATATCTTTATCTGCTAACTTTTCTAACTTAGAAGCAACATTATTACGATCTACAACATTAGTAGCTTTATAAATATTTTTAATTACACTTTCCATAGGATCAACAACATCCCGACTTGACCCTTTCAACTTCTTAATTGGACTACTAGCAACAGATAAAGCATTGCTTAAACCATTTGCAAATTCAATTTTTTCATCATCAAAAGAACGAAATAATGGCATGTAATTAGGATATTTCTCTCTCATTGCTTTAACAGCATCAGCACTAAGTACGGGTTTCTCTCCATTAGACAACATTTCTAATACATTATTATTTACATTCATCAGTTGTTTACGAGCATTTTCCAAACCTGGTGACCCTAGTTTATTGATTACATCTTCTACCTCAGCATTAGTGAAGCCTGAGTTAATCCCTTTTGCATTAACATCCTTAGCATGAACAGCAATTGCATAATCCCCTAGATCTTCAAGATTATATCCTTTGTCCTGAACTTCCTTAATAATAGGGTATAACTGTTCTTTAACAAGTTGTTCTGCTTTTGCGGGACTTCCCTTATAAAGTCTAGCCTGTTTATATAAACTATCCTCAGCACTTGCTACATTACCAATTATTTTTTTCTCAAGAGTTTCTAATGGAGCAACATCATCTACAAATTGTGTGCGTAAAGTACTAAAGAAAGTGTTTTCTTCTTTTTGCGGTGTTCGGTCAACCTTTGCTCTGAACGTATTTGCGTTTCCTTCAGCCTGTTTTTGACTATCAAGAAGGATGTCTGGAATTCTCTTTAGAGTAGGTTCTTTCCCTTGTGAAATAGCTTCAAATTGATTTTTTGAAGACTGTTGTGTATTTGGTGAGATATTTTTAATAAGGTGTTCTGAAAAATCATTAGAATTCCTAACCTCATTTGTTTGAAGTCTTAAAGAATCACTCTTAGGTGCTAAGTTTCTAACTGTTTCTTCAGAAGGTTTACCTGTGAATGTAGGAACATCTCCTTTTGCTAATCGTCCTATTAGAGGTTGTATACCTTTCCCAATCCCATAAAGAGCAGGATCAGCTAAAGCCCCTGCAGCAGTACCAATTCCAATATGCTTCAAGTTTTCTAAAGCATTCGTGTTTTCTCCATTTAAAGCCTCACGGACACCAACTTCACCTGTAGCAATTCCAGCACCAGTTACCGCACCTTCTTTTCCAAGTTGTATTGCTTTTTGAGCGCCTTTCTTACTCATATCAGCACCTAGTTTTGTACCTCTCACAGCCTTGACTGCACCTAAACCTGGTAACAAGTACCCCAAACTATCTGCAAGAAAGTCAGTTGCTCCACCTTGACCAACTTTACGATCCGAATAAAAAGCATCAAGCGTCTTTTCATCATTTGTTTTCTTAGCAATTTCTTCATAGGCACCAAGAGTAGTTGAATTAGCAGCACGATTAATAAAACGATCAAGACCTGTTGCTTTTTCCCCTTCTCTAACCTTACCTGTTTTGTTAATAGTGGTGTCACTATCTCCATCTTTTTTATCTCGAATGGAGAAACCTTCAATAACCTTTTCACCTTTCATAAATCCTTTAAGATTTTCTAGCCAACTATCATCATTATCTTTCTTTTTTACATTTTCTGTATTACTTGAACTCTGTAAAGAAGCCCTGTATCTCTGATTGTTGCTTTGATCTAGAAAACTTTTAATTGCATCCTTTTGTCCGCCAAGCTTTTGCCAATTACCATATTGAAGGTTGTCAATGTCTTTTTGAATTGCAGAAGGAAACTTACCTGTTCGCTTATATTCGGCTTGAATGTCAGCTTCTTTTTCTTGTTGCTCTCTTGAAGGCATTGAACCGCCACGACCTTGTGACTTAGCTTTTTCATTCTGCTTTATATAGTCATTCATACTTTCTGATTCACGTTTAATTCGAGCTTCTTCAGCCTTTTGTTGTTCTTTAAGTAACTGTTCATAAGCTTTCTTTCGTAATTCAAACTGGTCTTTTTCATACTCTGCCTGAGCCTTAGAATGACCTATTGAACGAGCTGAAGAAAGGCTAGAATCAAATGATCCAGCCCCATATCTTTGTTCAAATATTTTTTTATACTTTGACTCATTAAACATACTTCACCACCAAACTAATACCAATTATTTTTATCCCAGAAAGCTAGTGCTTTTTCAGGTGTACCATATCGATCTTTAACATATTCAGCCATCATCACTAACTGGTGAACTGGATTACTATAATCTAGGCCAGTTTTCTTTTCATAGTTTCTACGAGTTGAATTGAGAAATTGTCCATATCCATGAGCTGTACTTTTTGGATTTTTAGCTGAAGAATTCCATGAAGATTCACGACCAACTAACTCTGTAAGAGGAGCAGCCCAAGAAGCAGGAACCCCCATTTTTATAGCTTGATTTAAGTGAGTTTGATAAGTTTTATAAGATGAGCTTTTTGAAGCCTGGGTTGAAGTCTTCTTATAATTGCTATAACCGCCCCCTTCCTGAACATTATTAAAACCCGATTTATAAAACTCTATTTGAGAATCATTCATTGATTTTTGAAGTTCTCCATTATACTTAAGCTCAAACATTCTCCAAGCTGTATCTTCACCATATTGAGATTTAGCCCATTCTAATTGTGCTTTTTCAGAAGCAGACATATTATTAAATACATACTGTCTCCACTCATAATCCTTACTCCATTGACTGTCAGATACTTTATCTCGTTGCTGTTGATAATCAAATTGTTTTTGTCTCCATTGTTCTTCGAGTGATTGTTGATTCAGCCTATCTTTACGATCAGTATCAGATTGAACCAATCCTTGAGCCATTTCAGCAATTTGAGTAGCACGTTCAGAACCTAATTGACCTCGTTGAGCTTGCGAAGCCATCGCTATTCTCATTTGCTGATCTTGAGCTAAACCGGAGTTTTCTAATCCCATTGATTGTGCATTTTGTTGAGCTTCTCTAGTGTTATTAAACTGTTGTGATTGAATATCCATTAGAGCTTGCTTATACAATGGATCAACCTGCTTAGATGCTTGTTGTGTTGCTTCTTCAAAACTCATAGGTCGTTGACTTTGTGGAGTTAGATTCCATTTTTTCGCATATTCGTTATAATAATTCATCTGTTTATCAGATACTGCTTGATTATTTTTAATAGCATTATCAACAGTATTGAAATAGCTAGATTGTTGATTCTTGGCAAAATTCCCATATGGATTTTGTGAAACATATTGCTTTTGATTTGATGATGATAAATCCTCTGGTCTAAATACACCTGATTTTAAGGTGTTGTTACCATATTTTGATTTTAGGTAACTATAATGATCATTCTGTTTATCATTAGCTTTGTTACCTAATTTAGAATATTGGTTGATAAATCTCATATCTTGATCAACTTGTTTTGAGGTGTATGGTGTAGCCATTTAAAAACCCCCTTTCCAAAAATAAAAAGCCGTCCTTTAGGATGGCTTAACTAATCAACGTCATTATTTTCGCTAACTCTCTTCGGATTAATGCAGATTCTAACATTAAACATTCATCGGGTCTGATACTATATCTCGAACCTTTAGGAGTAACTAAAACTTTATTTCCATCAATCTCTTCGTATTGATCTTCCCACTCATCATAACAAAGAAGGCCATAATTAAATGCGTTTAAACCATGTCTAGTAAATGCTTCCTCAATTTCTTGAGCAATGATTCCAAAGTGTGTACGTGCTTCATCTCCCTTTTCTTCAACAGCATCATTGAATTTAAATTGAAAATAATTCACTTCTGACCATGCATCTAATACTTTGTTATCTATTTTTAATATCTGTTGTTTTGAATTTCTATCTGAGGTGTTGATAGTTCCAGTACCTGCAAAGACAGTAGAGAACCTATTTGAAGCTTGGCCTACTGAAACCGAATTGTCTGAACTTGGTCTCACGGAAATAGATGGATAGAATGTAGCATAATCAGAATTTATTAGTGCAACACTTGATGATCCATTACGGAAGCGAACACCATTTCCTGCTGCTCCTCTAATATCCATCTCTCCTGATGTTTTAATTAAGGAACCATTAACAAATAGTCCCCCATTAATACTTGAATCTCCACCAGATGAAAAACCTTTCGCAAATGAGTTTACATCTGAACCAGCATTTGCTGTATTAGTATAATCCGAAGATCCGATAAAAACAGGACGAAGAGTCGCATTAAAAGCCACCAAAACTAAATTTTTGGTGTTAGATGTTGTGCTAATCGGCCCATAGTAATCAGTATCATCAAATAATACTGGTGACCCATTAGTCTTTAATGCGCCACTACCGCCTTCACTATGGCAACCTATAAATACAGGTCTATTAACTCGATCTAATTTGATTCTAAATGGTTCCCATGTTGAAAAACGACAAGAAATAAATCGCATTCCTTGTAAAGCACCTGACGCATTACCAGCCAAACCATCAATACTTACAGAACCGCCACCATTGTCGGTTAAATAGTTGCCTGTAGAATCGTCTCTTCTATATTTCGTATGGTGATTTGTACCGTAGAAAGAACATGCTACTGCCGTTACATCGGAAGCACCGAAATTACCTCGTCTATCCGTTACCGTTGTTCCTGTTAATTCATCGTAATAAAGGTCAGAGTATCCAGATTGTCCTGCTTTAGGTTTTGCTCCTTGGATTTTAAGACCCCACTTACCACCAAGTGTAAAGATTTTTTCTAAAGTAAGGCCGTCAGCACCATTTCTCACTGTGCCCTCAAAATATGGATTGCCGTTTAAATCATTGAATTCCGGGGTATAACTACTTCTTGTTACATCAAAGTATATACTCGCTTCTCTCCAATACCCTAATACATGAACATTATTGATCGAATTATGTACACGACAACCTAAAAAGATTCCTATATCCCAATTTGATCCATAGTTGACTGGTGAAATGTCTGTTTTATCAAAGTCTAAGAATATAGTAAAATTTCGTAACGTAACATTTTCAGCTTGTATATTTAATGCAGCTGATAATGGGATGTCTTGTGGGTCTGAGGCATTAGAACGATAATTAACTCTTGTTCTCACCCTTTTTTGTCCTGTCCCTTTTACTAAAAACCCACTGGTTTGCCTATACTCTGTTAGTGCTTTATCAGCATATCCCGAACCAGATCCAATTCCGTTAATGGTGATTGGGTGCTTTACCTCAATTTCTCCTGTAATTACACTGACACCTGGAATTAACAATTCAAGGCCAAGAACTTCACAATATGTTATTGCTTCCCGAATAGCATCTGTATCATCTGTAACACCATCGACTTTTGCTCCAAACTTTTTGATATTTATTCCTCTCAGGTCAAATTCAGCCTGTACTGCTATATCATTCTTTTGTCTTAATAAATCTGGATCAATATGTGTCGCACCTACAGCAGAAGGAGCAATAATCCTACTTCCTACCGAATTATCATCAAGATGTCTCTCTTTAACAGATTTATTAACGTGCGGTAATTCTTCTGCTTCTTCGTGAAATACTTGCATATCATGATTATTATTATTTGCAATCCGTAGTATTTCTCTTTCTTGTTTATAATCTTCAGCAGTGACTGTTTCACCATTTGTCCACTGCTTTAACGCACTTGGATCTATTCTCGCCATATTAGTTCCTCCTTCTAGGGTTTCTTCAACTTAAATACGTATCCAATCCCTAGCAATTGGAACGGTGAATTATCATTGTGGTTTATAACTATTTTTGTCCTTCTACATTTTCCATTTATTCTTAACTTATGAACTTCTGCATCTATAGCACCAAAAGGCGAATCCCCTAATTCCCAATTACCAAGAACCGTTCCTGCATTAGCTATTAAATTTGGCTCTTCTGTGGTTCTCCATTCAACAAGTCCTGATTCATTTATTACTGCCGAACCACTTACTGGACTTAATGAAATATTACTGTCCGCATAGACGTATATACTTGATGGAGATTTAACAGTGAAATGTCCAAGAATCAATTGTAATTCTTTTAGTTTTTTAGGGTGATAGGGTTGGCCAAAGTCATAGTATTTAGTCTCAATCACTGTATTGTAATTAACGCTATTATCATGGTATACATCGGAAACTTTCAGTACTGTACCATTTCTTTGTAAACCAAAACAATCATTCCCATCTTTCCACATATAAACGAATGTCATTTCTTCTGATTCATCCATTGTCCATACACCAAGATGATAATAATATCTCAATCTCTTCTTTTCATAAGGAAATGAAATATAGTACTGATCATCATTTATAAATGCATTCGCTTGGATCGAAATTGGAACATTATTTGCTATTGCATTATCTATTCTTGATACACTTGCTCTGTCATCGACATAACCAATGGTATCAAGTGAATATATTCCTTCTTTACTTAAGAAGAAAATGCGATTCTCAACAACTTTTGTAGAAAAAGGTGCGATGCATCCTATCGCACTGTTTAACATTGTACGTCTATATTCTTGAGGATTATCACCATATAAAGCCTGAATTGTATTTGGTGTGAATACTACAAGCATGTTTTGAAATTGAACTAAACTCTGAATTGATTCCCTTTCTTCATTCTCAAACTTAATAGTATTAGAAATTGGAAAATAGTTAGGTTTATTCAAGTCAGAAATATAGATTAAATCAGGATTTTCTGTACTCCCATAAAGAATAATCCTACCCCAGTGTAGCAAAATGCGATTACACGAATGTATACCGGTTGTAAAAGGCTTATTTTTATCTGTTGCGTATGACTTATAAGAAGGTATGATATACTCTACAACCTCTTCAGGATTGCTATCTAATCGAGCAGAAAGTTTGATTTCTTGATCTGCTCTTTCAGTTTTAAATTCATGCCATCTTGAAGTAGTCCAGTCGCTACTAAGATAGTAATCTGTTCGACCTTCCCATTTTCTTTCATACTTATAACGGACGGTTTCACCTTCTGGATAAGTAACAGTTACACGAATGGTAATAGGTTGATTGAATATTCCATATTGAGGTGATATTTGTACATAATCAATTCTTAATAAAGAGCCAATTGTGTGAGATGTCCAGTTGAATGGATCTGGATGTAATCCATTTGCTCCTATCTCTAATAGTTCCATAGAATTTGGATTATACGGTTGTACTACTTTAGCATTTGTCCCATCAAACTCAACTAACTTTGTACCAGTAGCAATATACAACTTATCCTTAATCTGAACGGCTTCGATCTTTCTTTCCTTTTGAAAGCTTGATAAACCTTCAATTGAAACAACTTCCCATCCAAAATCACTAATTTTATAGAGCTGCCCCTCAATAGCTAACAAAGGAGTTTTAGCTCCACCTTGAAAGTAATAATAAAAATAGCCTTGTGCATCATTATGAGGATCTAAAGTATTTATTGGACTAATTTGATGTCTCACATGCCCTTTACGTCTTTTTATTGAACCTCTATCACCTAAGTCAGCGTTTAAAAGTGTTGTTAATTCACTATCTTTAAGATTTTCGTTAGAAGTAACAGTATTTAAACCACTTGAAAAGTCTCTGAAAATCTCAAAATTCTTTCTCCAAGGCTGAGTATCAAATTGTTGTCTAGCCATATAGCCTCAGCACCTCTCACAAAGTAGTTATTCCGTCTACAACTTGAATTTCGTAAACAGTAAAATTATCTTCTGTCCTGTATTCTTCTGGAACTTTGTATTTCGCTTGAAAAGTAACTAGGTTCTCCTCAAATTCTCTAAATAAATCCACATATTCAAATTGAGATGAATCCATTTGTTTAATCCTTGCAGTAGCAAAAGGGACAAGTAACAAATAATGGTATACTTCTGGAAAAACAGGACTTTCTGAAGGTTTAGTTACACTTAAAAATGGGAAGTTTGCGTTTAATTGGACATTAATACGCGCAATAGCATCGTTAATCCAAGTAGTTATTTGTTCTGGTGGAAATTCTTCATCGGCTAGGGTATTTACTGTAGAAATAATTGTTTGTAAATCCAATAGATTCACCCCTTAAAATAGAACAAGCAGAGTATTAATATAACCCTGCTTGTTCTAAAATTTCTGCTACTGTTTTAGGTACTTTTACTTCTTTCCCTAGTTGAATTTGATAGTTATAACCATTAATACCTACAACTTGATACGGCCAATTTACATTCTTACCTGATTCTTTAGCAGCTTCTAATTTCTTACGCTCTTCAGGATTTAAATATAGTTTTACTGTAACTTCTTCTTGTTCTTTAAGAACCGATGCAGTATCCTTTGTTACTTTATCCATTTCATTTTCAGTTAATTGTTTTTTGACAGCCATTATTAATTCCTCCTCATATTAAAAAGAGGTATGGTGATAATCCCCATACCTTAGTAGTTTTTATTTAGTTAGATACAGCGTGTTCGATACGTAGGACAGCTAACTCTTCAAGACGAGCAATAGTAAATAATGCTTTCCACCCAGTAGTTGCACGTTGATCTAATGCATCAGCAGTACCTGCGCTACCGTGCGGTTTAATGATATTTTTAACTGAGCCACTTCCTGCAATATCTACAACTCCATATGCATTTTCACCAAGCATTAAGGAAACATAAACATCAGTTCCCGTTGCTCCTGCTCCAGCAAATACTTTCGCATTTGTGGTTTCCACAAAACGAACTCCATATAAACGTCCGATCTCACCATTAAAGATTTGTTTAGAACCAGCATATTGTGCAGCAGCTTCCCATTTTGGATCAGATTGTAAGTCATAAGTAGCACCAGGTTCAACAATCATTACAAAATCTCCACCATTGATACCTTTAACCTTGTTACGTTTCATTGTACGAACAGCTTTACGAACTTCATTAACTGTTAAGACATCAGTAGCAGTAATAGTTGCACGAGATGCACGACCATTAGCGTATTGTACATTTGTTCCACTTACTAAAATCTCACGAGAAACAATATCTAATGTATCTGAAGCTTGGTCTCCTAATACATCCGTAGATTCATCTAAGATTGGGTCAATAGCTGTCATATCAAGTACATCTGATACTTCAATGTAATCACCATATTGTTCTACAGTAGCGAAGATTTCACTCACAGATAAATTGTTACCAGCAGGTGTTACTCCTTCAGTTAGTGGAGTTGTCGCAGCAGCTAGATTAGAAAATTTACGGAATTGGATCTTCTTACCACCGTTTTTCGGAATAGGTTTCTTTTGTCCAAATTGCATGTGTACAAAGTTTGGAACTAATCGTGCTAATAATTTCTTATCGTAGTATGTTTGCATTTCTGGGCTTAATGATGCTTGTGTAGTTACTTGTGTATTTGTCATAATTTATTCCATCTCCTAAAATGTAATTCGTTCTCCAGACCTTACTCTTCTGGACAACTCTTGTATTTGATCTAAACTCATGTTAACTGGGTCAAACTTAGTGCTAGAAGGTTTATCATTACTTGCAAGTACTTGCTTTTCATCCCTACCCGTAACCTTAGCTAACACTTCTTGTTCTTTTTGTCGCGCGATGTTATGCATTTTATCTTCGTAAGTAGACAGCTTATAAGCGTCTTCAAGTGAGTATCCTTTATCGATAGCCAACTCAAAAACTTTATCTTGGTAAGTATCAAAATCTGAAAATTTATTACGTACTTCATTCAATTCAGCTTCTGCTTCTCTTTGTTTTTCAATTTGTTGCATTGATTCCAATTGAGATTTTACTTGAGACAATTCATCATTAATAGGTTGATAGTGTTGTCTGTAAGCCTCCTCATCAATACCTAATTTAGAAGCATTTTGTTGAATTTGTTGTTCCTTCTCAGCTTCCTCAATCGCATTAAATAACTCTTCAGTGGTCTGGTATCCACTCATTTTAGCTAAACGATCAAGATACTGAGCTTGTGATTCGTACTGACCTTTAACTTTTTCATCATAATAAAGTCCCTTTTGAATCAAATCCGGTGCTTCATCACGAGAAATTCTGCGTTCCTCTTTGTTGTACTTTACCGGTATAAAGTCTCCTTCTGGTTGGGGAGTCTCAACTTCCGGTTGTGTTTCTATTTGTTCTGTTTCTTGGTGTGTATCTGGTGTTTCAATAATTTCTTCATGAGTATGGTTGCTCATTTGTTCTTCCATCATTTAATCCCCTTTCGACTATGGTTGGTCGAATTTTTTTTATGCAAAAAGGCCTAGGAAGTCTCATCCTAAGCCCAAAATAATTATTTGATTTTCAATTGTTTAATTTCCTGTTTTTGCAGTATCATTAACATTTAAAATTAAATCAGCCAATTTATTTCGATCAATCAATACTATATTGGTTGATTCTGCTAATTTATACGCTGAAGATGTAAAGTAATTATTAGTAATAACCCAAGCATGTTGCGCTTTATAGTAATCTCTTGCGGAATTAATTTCTTGTACAGCTTTAATACCAACTTTACTTTTATACCTTTTTGCTTGAATTACAATTCTTTCTTTTCCTTCTAATATAAGATCCGCACCAAAATCATTAGAGGCAGGAGTTCTTTTAACGTTGTATCCGAGCTTTTTAAAGATCACTGCTAAATAATGCTCAAATTCAACACCCTTCATTATGTCGATTTCATTCATTCCAGCTTGACTTAAACGTTCTTCTAGCTGTCTAATACGTTTTAAATGTCTTTGTTCAGTTATTACATAAATTAAAAGAATAAGCGCCATCAATGGTAAAGCTAAAGATAATATTTCCACTTTAAGTCCCCCGAACTAAATACAAAATAATCCATTCTTCTTTTGAATTATAATTTAGATCGGTAAATAGTACCATATCTTTTTATCTAAATTCCCATTAATTGAGCTACTATCTGCTCTTCTGTCATCCCTTGTTCCAACATTACATCTAATTGCTGTTGAATTTCTTCAGGAGAATTTTCATAAATATCATCAAATTGTTGTTTGATATTAGATGAATCCTGAATTGGTATATCCATAGGTTGTTGCATTGATGGATCAGCATTCATAGGAAACGGTTCAGACATTGGAGGTTGATTTATCATCTGTTGTTCTTGCATCATAGATTGTTGTTTCATTATTTCTTCTTGTTCACGTAAACGAGCAACAATTCGATCCTTATTTGGTAAACCTTCTTGCATTTCAACGTATTCACTACCAAGTAATAAACCTTGTTGGAATAAATCTGCTCCTAATTGTGATACATAGGCTTTACTTGTTGGAGTTGAGTCACCGGCAGACACCTTCACATCAAAATCAATTTCTGCATATTGAATAGCATTAAATTCCTTGAATTCAACTGTACCATCTTCATCAATTAATCTGATGAAACGAGTTTCAGTATAATTCTCTTTAACTAATTCAATCATTAGCTCATAAACATCCTTTAGGGATTGATGTAGATTTCTAATGATGCCCTTTATTGGAATTGACCCTTGTTCTTGTAACAACTGGATAGCTGTTGCAGCAGTAATTCCTGTTGGTGTTGAACCTGTCATAGAATCATAAACTCCACCCATTTTTTCTATGTATTGAATTAGGTTATCTGCAAGTTTATATACATCACTAGGCATTTCTGGAGGTTTAACTTGACCAACAGAATTCTTAGGATCTTTTGCATACCATAATTGTCCAGGTTTGTTCTGCCATTTAGAAATATCAATTCCACTCTTAGGATCAACTAATGTAATTGGATTTGCATGTAGCATTGCATGAGTAACAGGTAATTCAACTAATTTATTAAGTAACTTTTGATTACTTAGGATATTCTTAATCTCACTTATTCCCCATATACTTTTACGATTCTTCTTAGCAACGAATGGAACAAATGGATATCTACCATGTTTGTATACTTTCTTGATTTCTTTAAGTATTTGACCACCTGCTGCATAGGTACAATGAATACCTTCTTTGTCCTTATGCCAATACTCGTAAAACAAAACTCTATCTTTACCATGATTAGTGGAAGGGCGGTCAAATATTTCTGTTTCTAAAGCAGTATCAGGGTCAACTTTCACATCAAACTTTTGTTCAACCCATTGTATAGATTTAGGAACACAATAAATTATGTATCTACATTCATCTACAGTAACAGCATTAGGATCAGTGAATATATTTGAAGGGTCTGGAATATCAATAGCAACGTCACCTTTCCAAATGTTCCCCTTTACAGGACTTCCACCAGTCAATGAATTATCCCAATACACTTTATACCATCCAGTACTAAGTAATAAACCAGCTCTAACAACTTGATCATTCTTATCGTCTAAGTCAACACGCTCAGAAATAACATCTGTTACTTGTGTAAACAGCTTAGCAGCTTCTTCATCATCTTGAGATGTTGGTAAGATTAAACCTGATGGTCTATTATTCGTTAATTGAGGAGCTTTCTGATCCACGATATACGAAACGTAATTGACAATAGGATCTGGTCTCCATGTTGCCCTTTCTTTATTCCAATGTTTCGCTAAATAAAAATCATCGTATTCTCTCATTTCAGTACGCATTTCACTTTGTGCACTTAATGATTCGTTAAAATGAGAGACAATCTTCTTATATAATTCTTCATCCTTTAATTTCAAATCCACACCTCCTACAAGTCATGCCAGGATAAGTTAATATCTTCACCTTCTCTGAGAGCAAATGGTATATACTCATCGTTTTTAGAGTTACTCATTGCATTAGTCTCAAAGTGTTCTAGATAATTAGTAATATAATTTTCCAATACAAAAAGAGCGATTGCTGAAGACATTACAGTGTCATCATGACAACCACTCTGAGCATTAGTTGAACCATTCTCTTCTCTAACATACGTCATACATTCATTAATAAACGTTTTATCGTATGATTTAATAAGCTTTTCTCTAATTAGATAAGCCAAGTTATCAATAACTAACGGTTTAGTCTTCTTAGTTGTTTGCCAACCTAATTTCTTAGTTACAATATCTCTATCTTCATCGTATTTTTCCATTTCGAAGAGATTAATATAGGAGCGCTTGAGGATATTTAACGTTGTGAATCCATGATTGTTACTTTCTACAGCAATCAATGCTTTATTGTAGAAATTACCCAACTTCTCTAATTCATTAGCAAACAAGTCAGGATCAATATGACCATGCCATTTAGCTACTTGTTGTTTAGTATTAGCATCCCATACAGAAGCAGAGCTATAATCACGATTTTCAAGCCCCTCAGATACGTCTGCACCAATTACATAATGTGTATCAGGCTTAGGATACTCCCATATCTCAATATACCCCTTATCATCTGTAACAAGTTGATTCTTTTCTAGATAACCTTTGTCACCTTGTTTAGCTTCATTTAACCATTTCTTTAATACACCAATAGAGAATCTAGGACGGCCACTCGATAGGAAGCTCTCTTCTGCATAAGATGGATACTCCTGTTTGAAAAGCTCAGGATCACCACCACAGTTATTACGGATAGCCCATCTTCTCCAAGTTAATTGATCGGTTGTAAGGTTATAAAGTTTCTTTAGTTCTTCCTCTTCATCTGTAAGTACAAAGTCTTCTGGAGTAGGCATAGAATATTCAGCGTGCTCAAACCAAGGAAAGAACATTGGAATAAAATCATTCTCTCCTCTTTCTGCTTGCTGCCACATATTATAAAACATTCCACCTACACCATTACTTGTACTTTCTACGATTACCATTGTATTAGGAGTATTAGGTACAGCTTGCATTAAACCAAGCATTACATCATCAGGGTTCTTCCAGAAAGCTAACTCAGATACATGAAGATTATGTATAGTACTTGATCTCCCTGCACCATCATTATTAGCACTCTCAATCTTAATCTTAGAACGTAGTCCAGGATTCTTCCTTTTCTCATCAGGATCAAGTGAAGGATTTTCAAACACTAATTCTTTACTATTTGAATTCTTCTTCATTGGTCTTAAAGGAGTTGGTAACTCATCATAGAACAACTTCGACATGTTAAATAGATTCGACGATGCTTCGACTGTGTGCGCAATAATCATTGAATTAGTAAGTTGTGTAGTTGCAGTACGTTTGAATATTAGTGATTCGGTTAGGGTTGAAAATCCCATTTGTCTCGATTTTGCTATGATAATCCTTACTGGTTTACCTTGTGATTGTAACTCTTCAATCTTGTTTAATAATCGTATCTGAGATGAATTAAGCTTAAAGTCTACAAGTTTCCCTTCCTTAGTACGTATCTTAAGGAAAGATTGTATGTATTTCTTATTATCATTAAGTAATGTTGCTAATTGTTCTTTTTGAGCTTGTTCTATGAGTGTTCACCTACCTTTCTAGACAAATAAAAAAGACCGCCATATTAATGACCGTCTATAATGTAAATCCTTTTAATGTTTCGTCAATCTCATCTTGTGTAATACCTATATACCTTTTAGTTATACTTGGAGCAGAATGATTAAATATATCCTGTAAAAACGCTATATCCTTAGTTCTTCTATAATAATGATAACCAAATGTCTTACGCATAGTATGTGTTCCAATATCATCTCTACCAATCATTTCAGCAGCTTTAACAAGTGCTCTGTACGCTTGTGTTGTAGATATAGGCTTATCGCCTTTACGACTAAGGAATAGTAAATCCTCGTCATCCATACCTCTTATATAAGTATCAATTTCACTTCTTAAACCTTCATTTAGAAAGAAACGCTTAGATTTACTTGTTTTCTTTTCTTTTATAACTACATGTGATTTACCTTTAACATCAATTACTCTTAAAGGAAGGATATCTGATACCCTTAAACCAGTATTAATACCAAAGATAAATAGAAAACGATCACGTTCACTACAAAAACGCCTTAAAGATTGTTTCATGTCCTCAATTTCTTCCCTAGTTCTTAGAGGTTGAACATTCTTTTCTTTTGTCATTATTATCGCCCCATTCCATAACATTTTCATACATCGAATGTACGTTTTTATTATATTAAGACGATAATAACAAATAAAACCAATAAAATCAACTTTTTGAATGTATTAAAATATACAATTTCGTACATTCATTAAAATGAAAGTTTTATTTAGTTTTCATTATTTTTTAGAGTTTTTAAGAAATTCCTCTAAAGTCATACTACCTTCTTGCTTAATTTCTTGACGATCAACCCAACCATAATTATTTTTCATGTTAAAGATTGCACCGGCAACACCATTTTTACCTTTAAATAAGTGCTTTTCTGCATAGTTTTCACATTTAGTCTTAGCTTTTTTAATCGTGTCATAATATTCATCTCGTTCTTCATAATTAAGCAATCCTTGTCTAGTTGTATCTAATGCTAAAGCTAATCCAGTAATTGTATACGGATCTTCATTCTCATCACATTCAGCAAAATATGCATCAATCTTTTTCTTCATTTCTTCAACGGATTTAAACTTTAATGGTCTTCCTACTTTATTCTCACTCATTTTTACCACCACCTAAATAAATTTTGTTACAATTAATATAAAACTGAAAGGATATTCAAATGAAAAGGATCGGAAATATTAATCAATTTCTTCTTAATGTACAAATCCAAGATTTCTACAATTACATAAATTTTATGGAAGAAACTATTACTTCCCATAAGGACACTTTAGAAAAAGAATTTGAACATCAAGCAAAAGAATTACAAAACGAAGAAGAAAGACAGGACTTTTACGAATCAGTATTTTTAGATAGGTATCATGATTTAGATGAAACCTATACACTTATTTTACGTAAATCCCTATTCTTATCTCTTTATTCTTTTCTTGAAACTCAACTAGGGAGTATCTGTAGTAAATTAGAAAGCAAAAAGTTATCGAATATTAAACTAGATGATATTAGCCACAAAGGTATATTGAAGTACATTTTTTATATTGAAACTGTTCATAATGTACCTATAAATATTACAGACAATGTTCGAAAAGAATTTTTAGGTTATAACTTTTTAAGAAATTATTTTGTTCATAACGATAAAAGTCCAATTAAACCACCACAATTCAAATCCATTAAGAATATCAAAGCTGTTTCTTACACTATTTATCCACTTAAGCCTGAAAATCATTATATTGAGTCATTTGGTAAAAGTTTTAACGAAAAATACCTTGATCTAATCTCTTTACTCTTCAAAGAAGTTTTTATAGCCCTAGAAAAGTCAAATATTGATTTGTAGCATCTCTTTTTGAGGTGCTTTTATACTTTACTCTCTTCAATCTCACGATAATATTCATCTTCTTCACTAACAGTAATCGGTTCAAACTTTAACATTTCACCTGTCTGTTCCTTATACTCAGCAAAATCCTTACTCATCAATCTGTCCATTAAATCTTGTCTTTCCTGTTTGTTAGCTTCTTCCCTCTTATGTAACTGAATTAATAAAACTACAATAGTAGCAAATAAAATACTGAACGAAGATAATGTTAATATTGTCATCACTTATCACCCTTCATCTCTCTAACAATCTTCAAACACTCCTGCAACAACATAGTTTGAAATTCTATCTTAGCTTGTATCTTTGCATTGAGTTCTAGCATCGTTCAATTTCTTTCACTTTACTCATCTCCCATTCAAATAAAAAAGACACCTCATTTACTGGGTGTCCTACATTTCAAATATTCTAGTTATATAATTAAATGCTACATAAATCATAGTTAAACTCGCTATTATACCGGCTATTTTATTTGGAACCTTGATTTTAACCAGTATAAATTTAACTAAAAATCCTACTATAAGTGTTAACGCTATAAATAACCCTAACTTCAAAGCTATTCCATTTAATGTATCTTGCAATGGACTAAAATCAATTTCTTCCATAATTATAATGTGTATAACTCAATAGAATAATTACCGTCAGTGCCTACAGAGTAATTTCCAACTGTTTCATGTGGTCTTACATAAAAATTCACACCACTCTCAAACTCTATATTCACAGGTATATTTTGGACACCTTCTCCAATTTGTAATCTTCCATAAGAATAACCATCAACCATTATGTATAAATATCCTCTAAAAGCTGAGTAAACATTAATTAACTCAATTTGTCCATCTCCAGTTATTTGACAAACATTCAAATAATAATCTAGGCTATACTCTGTATCAATATCTCGCAATTGAACATCTGCATTTCGTTGATCTTCATGAATAGTTGGCATATTAGTTCCCCCATATGGTAAGTATTTAACTAGTATAATTTTACCATAACTGAACTCATTCATAAATTCAAATCAAAAAGACACCCATTTTACTGAGTGTCTTATAAAGGTATTAATTTATAGTGATTTCCACCAGTCTTCAACATTTTCACGTTTTTTCATTGCACACACTCTCCATTCCTCTTTTGAGAAATGTGTATGCAACTGTTAGATAGATTATAACATATTTTAATACAGATAATAGAGTAAAACCTGTATTATTTAATAGATTATGAGACCAAAGGGAGAATTGATAAACCAATAGATTCAAATAAAATTTAGAATTTATCTAAAAGAAAAGACACCCATCAAGAGTGTCAATTCATTAAGCCTTCATCAACATATACTTCCATACCTTCCTCTTCTAAGCATTCACCAAAGAACTTAACTTGTTTCTTATAGTCATAATTAATGATATTTAAATCTTGATCCTCTGCATCGTATACAGCAATTACAGCGTCATTTACATAAAGGTTTATATAATCTTCCCTACCGGTTAAATGAGCTTCTACACTGAATTCCTGGCCTTTTATAGTTTCTTTATTTGCTTTCAATGCTTTAGATAGTAAATCTTTAATTTCATCCATTTGATATAACCTCCTATAGTTAACTCCTTTTAGGTTGTATCATAATGAATTATTAATTTGCAAATTTAATCAAAAATAGGTCTTAGGAGAGTTAACCAAGACCTAAACTCTTCCTATGTAGCGTCCTAAAAAAATTATCAATATACTCAAATGACTCTTTAGTATCTGAAGCAACTATAAATATCTCTTCCTCTGCTGCTTCCATATCGCCTTCAAACAATTCCTCTATGTAATCCTGCTTAAGTATGGTTTCAACGATTTCTTCAACACTCATTTCATTATGTATAAATTCAACAATACCACCGTTATAAATATTGTACTTAATCATTCTTCATTATCCTTACGTAAATATTTCCAGCTCTTACCGTATACAAGATTCCAGATATTACGATATCCCTGTCCATATGCTTCAGCAGTTTGATGGATAAAATCACTTAATTTATTATTCTCATCTGCTTTCCATTCTTCAAGTTGCACAAGTATCTCTAATACATCTGATTCTTCAAGACGTTTACCTTTACCCATTTTCGCACGAGTGCTTTCACGGTATTGAGACTGTCGAGAGGACATTTGTAAATTGTCTATACGGTTATTCCATTTCTCATCCTCTTTAGGATAATGATCAACCTCTATCTCACCACGTTTGAAGTGTTCCAATGCAATACCTGAGTATGATGCCATTATTAATCTATGTAATCCATAACAATTTCTCGTTCCATCATCATGTAAAACTCCACAATAACAATATCCGTTTGAATTAGGATTTGCTATAAGAAAACGTTCTTCTAATTTTGACCAAATGCGACCATTAATCGTGTCAGCTAAATAATTTGATAATCCTTTGTAGCTAGGAATTGGAGTTAAAATTGCTTTGTGACTGCTAGAATAAAGTGTACAGTTTTTGCTTGATAAGATGAAACGCTTATTTACCCAAATATACCAGCAAAAAATATCAACCTATCACTGTAAAATGATCATAGTTCATACTTGCAGTGGAGGTTAGCGAAGGTGGATAAGTGGGAAATGTACATGGAGATAAAGCAATTATTAAAGCAAGGATTTAGTCAGACAAAGATAGCTGAAAAGTTAGGGGTTTCTCGAACAACTGTTTACAGGCACTTAAAGAGATCTCCTTCGGAGATGGCGGAATGGGTTGATTCTCTTCAGTATAAAAAGAAAAAATTAGATCCATATAAAGAACTGATTTTATCTTGGTTGAGAATGCATCCGGATATGTCAGCAGCACAAATTTATGATTGGCTTTTAGAGAAATATAAAGATCTAACTGTTGGAGAAAGTACAGTAAGAACATATGTAAAAGCATTAAGAGAAGAATACAAAATAAATAAGGAAACATCTCCTCGAATGTATGAGGCAATTCCTGATCCCCCAATGGGAGAACAAATGCAAGTAGATTTTGGTCATACGAGACAAAAAACTGTTGATAATAAGGAAGCCAAACTCAACTTTATAGCTTTTGTCTTATCACATTCTAGACAAAAGTATAAAGAGTGGTTGGATAGACCATTTACAACACGGGATGTTATACAAGCCCATGAGAACGCGTTTAAATGGTATGGAGGAATGACCAATGAGATCGTTTATGACCAAGATAGTTTAATTGTTGTTAGCGAAAATGGTGGAGATCTAATTTTAACTAAAGAATTTCAGCAGTATAGAGAATCCAGAGGAATAAACCTTCGGGTTTGTAGAAAAGCTGACCCTGAGAGTAAGGGAAGAATAGAAAATGTAGTTGGATTTATCAAACAAAACTATGCCAAACATAGAGTGTTTCATAACATCGACTCTTGGAATGAGCAAGGATGGGAATGGCTGAACAGAACGGGTAACTATAAAATACACAATACAACAAAAAAGAGACCATTCGAAGTGTTCCTCCTGGAAAAGCAACACTTAAAACCAGTCTCCCAAAATATAGATATTCAAAATAACTATGAGATAAGTATAGCAAGATGTGTTCATAAGGACAATACTATTCGTTACCAATCTAATCGGTACTCTCTTCCACTTGGAACTTATAACAAATATGAAAAAGTATGTATCAAGGAAACGGAGACTAAAGAATTAGTTATTTATATACCTGATACTGGCGAAATTATTGCAAAACATTCAATTCCCGAAGGGAAAGGGATGTTAATAAAAGATAAAAAACATAGTAGGGATCGTACAAAAGGTGTTGGAGCATTCATTAATACAGTGGCTGAGAGATTTGAAGATAAAGAACTAGCCTTTAAATATTTAGAGAAGGTTAGGGAAAAAAATCCTCGTTACATTAAAGACCAGTTGCAAATCATCTTGCGCGAAACAAAAGGTATCGATAACGAAGTACTGACTAAAGCGTTAGCAGAGTGTTTAAAAAGGAAATTATACAGTGCAACTGATTTTGGCGATATCATTGCATATGTGAAACGTCAGCGCCAGGTACATGAAACAGTTATTGATAAAAAGAAAGAAGTTAAGACTTTGAACAGGCTATCAGAATGGGTTTTAGAAACAGAAGCATACAAAAGAAAAGTAGATACTTACACGGTTTTAATGGAGGTTGAATAGCGATGAGCCAAATCCAACAATTACAAGACATAATGAAAGGGTTAAGACTCGTTGAAACTGCCAAGCATCTCCCCCATTTGATCAGAGAAGCTGAGCAAAAAGACCTTTCATTTACTCAATTCCTGTTAGATGTCACTTCTTATGAGCAAACTCGAAGAGAAGAAAAGCAACTAAACAACCGATTAAAGTGGGCAACTTTCCCTTTCAGCAAAACACTTGAGGAGTTTAATTTAAAAGAACAAAAGTCTTTAAGCAACAAACAACTAAATAGATTAAAAGATTTAACTTGGATAGAACAGCTGTACAATTTGATTTTATTAGGGCCACCAGGTGTAGGTAAAACTCACCTGGCCGTAGGCCTAGGAATAGAGGCTATTAACCAAGGGTATAAAGCGATATTCACATCAATGGGAGATTTAATTCATAACCTGAAAACAGAAGAAATCACACGAAAGTCAAAAGCAAGAATGAAAAGAATTAGAGAGGCTGATTTAGTCATAATAGATGACTTAATGTTTATGGCAATGGATCAACAAGAAGCTAATATGTTCTTTCATTTAATTAATGACTTGTATAATCAGTCTTCCATTATCTTGACCTCTAATAAGGCACCAAAAGAATGGGGAGAATTATTGGGTGATCAAGCTATAACAACAGCAATTCTAGATAGGATTCTTCACCGAGTAGAAATCATTCATTTAAATGAAGATAGTTATCGTATGAAGCATCGTTCTACCATATTTGGGGAACAAAGTGTTTCAAAATAACGAGCAAAAATTGTTTCATTCTACTTGACGGTCACA